GGGCTGAAGGTGTACTTGCATCTATAGAAGAAGCAAAGAAAGGTGTATTTGAAAACAAAGCTTTATTAAGAACTAACTATGCAAAAGGATTTGTAGAAGATATACAAAAGGTAGAAGACGGGCGAGATACCCGTATGACTAAACTTGAGTTAGCTAAATATGTACAATCTAATTGGGATATAAAGCAAGGTGGAAGTAACCTTCCTGAAGCTGTAAAAAACAGATTTGCAAAAGAAGAAGGTGACGATATTCTTATCAGAGCACAATTAGATTACAAGATTGATAAAGGTATTCCTATAACAAAAGAAGAAGTTCTTAAATTAAGTGACCCTTTTGTCGAAGCTCAATATTTACCAAAAATTGCTGACGGTGGTAATCCACTAGCACCATCAAAAGATCTACAAGATTTAGCCAAGACTCAAATTAAAGGTTTTGCAACAACCCATGCTAAACAACAAGGTGTAGCTCCAGGAAGGGAATCTACTCAATGGAATAATATTGTAGAGAATGCTGAAAGAGAATATCCAATACTGTTTGCTAAACATATGCAAACAACTAACAGTGCAGTAGATGCTCATATTCTTGCTTTACAAGATATTCAAAAAAGAACAAATGGTCAAGTTTATGATCATTTAGTTGTTAATAGGGATGGTAATAAAACTAGAAACCTAAACCTAATTAAAGCTGAAGAACATATAAAAACTATTGACCCCAATATTGTTAATACAGGTCTTATTTTTGGTACTGAGGATATTGTTGTACAAGCAAGTAAATACTCAACAGGTAAAACACATTTATTTTATGAACAACTTGCTGACAAAATTCCTGGCGTGACGGGAGCCGAGCTGCAATATAAACAAGTAGAAATCTATAACAAGATGAATGGGTTAGAAAAACCGATAAAGTCTGATGTTTTACTTGCATATGAAAAACTTGATCCTAACGTTCGATTCTTTTTATCTCATCATCCATCTCCAGCCAAAGTTGCTAGAGCAAAGATTGAAGCATTTAAAGATGATGCACAGATTGACTACGATGAGATTTCATTGTTAGTTCCTGAAGCACAAGCAGTTGTAGAGAAAATGATAAAAGAAAATCCTTCTGCTATTAGAAGTGAAATCTCAACAGAAGACTTTATGAATCTCTCACCTGAAATGCAACAAGACATTCTACAAACTCCGCAATTAGGTAAGCTTGAACCTCGCAAAGGTGATTGGCAAAGAACTGATCAAGATACTTTTATAGTTTGGAATGGCGATCAATGGATAGAAAGAGGTGTATTTGCAACAGGCAATAAGAAACCATTTGAAGGGGAAATAAACGAATATCTCGATAGAGACAAAGTAAGAAGAAAAATTTAGTTACTACGGTAATGCATTATGAGTTCTGATTTTCAGATTGATATTGATGCTCAGGCTCTACAAGATACAGAGCTGGAGTTCAATAAAATTTATGAGGAGAATGAAAAGGTTGAAGCTCAACAAAAAGAGCAAGAACTTTTACTCCAACAACAACAAGAACAAGCTAAGGCTGAGTTCGATGATCCAAGAGAGAAAGAAGGTGGAGGTGGACTAAGAGGAGTTTCTAAGGAAATTCGATCTGCTATAGGCGGAGGATTGCAAGATACTGCGTCCTCTGTTGTCACCTTACCTGAAAGAGCCATTGATATGTTCAGTGGTGAAATGGTACAAGAGCAACAAACTGAAGAAGGTTATGGTGCTGAATGGGATGACTGGTTTGTAAATGATGCAAACCCAATAGAAACTAAAACATGGTGGGGAGGTGCTCTACGGAGTCTTGTTCACTTTGGTTCAATGGCTGCTGCCATTATCCCAGCTGCAAAAGTAGCTGGCGTGACAGCTGCAACTACTGCACTCGGCAGTTTAGTTAGAGGTGCTGGAATTGGTGCGGTCTCTGATGTAGTTTCTAAATATTCCCAAGAAGATAACGGTCTTGGTATTTTAAGAGATCGTTTTAATTTTATTGATACACCACTATCTACAAAAGAAGATGATCACCCTGCAATGAAGACATTGAAGAATGTCGTAGAAGGTATGGGTATCGGTGTGGTTTTTGATGGCGTAGGTATGGCTTTAGGTAAAGGTATTAAAAAGTTTAAAACACCTAGTGGTAAATATATTCCTGAATCTAACCAGCTACCTAACGGAACAATAATAGAAGATGGTACACAAGATGCTGTCGAAAGAGCTATGGCTAGAGAAGCCAATGTTAATGCACAAATAGGAGAAAAAGCTGCATTACAGGCTCAATCAATGAGAGGGCAATATGGTGCTTATAAAAACAAACCTATTTCTGATCCTTGGCAAGCAGCTCCTAACTCAACTGGTAAACCAGCCGATGTCTATTATCAAAAACAAAGAATAGATAATGACTGGGGTTCCCAGCATGGTTCTACGGATAGTCCATTCACTCAACGTCAGATAGAGAATCTTTCTGAAAGTGCAGATATTGCAGAAAAAGAAATGGTAGAACTTCTTCAACCATTTATGTCAGATGCCAGAATCCAGGCCGAGATTGCTGCTTTAAAAAAAGGTCAATCCTTATCAGACAAATTTTATGACTCTATAAGAAGAGCACATGAAGTAATGCATGGTAGAGAACGTTTGGAAGATATAGATCCAGAAATGTTTGCTGCATTTGATGCAAGAAGTGACACTATTAAAGGTAAGAAGGTTTGGCAAACAGGTGATGTTTTAGCAGCTGATTTCGTAATAGGTGCATTATTTAGAAAAGCTAGAGATCATGGTATTGCTGGTAGAGAACTATTTGATATTGCTGATTTAGCAGATATAGATGGTCCAGCTAAAAACTTATACGACACCCTTGTTGGTGCAGTCGTACAAAGAAAGATAGCATCATATACACGAGGTATGGAATTAAAAAACCTTGATGTACGTAACCCAGCAAACAAAGCTCAATTTAAAGAAGCTGTACAGGCTGAGATAGATAAAACAAAAACTGCTTATCAGATAGCTTTTAAATATGCTGGCGACAATCAAGATGACAGTCTATTCAGAGCATATTATGAAGCGGTATCAATGAGTAATGATATCCATAACTTTGATGATTTTGATGCTTGGATTAAAAAGAAACTAAAAGGTGGCGAACTAAACGGTAAAACACAAACTGGTGTTCTTATTAAAGAATTACAAGGTGTAATGATCAACAGTGTTCTTAGTGGACCTAAGACTTCTGTTAGAGCAATTATGGGTACAGGAACTGCTACGTTCTTAAGACCTTTTGCACAAGTAATTGGTTCAACTATTACTGGTGATAAAACCACACAGAGAGCTTCTTTAGCTGCTATGAGTGGAATGATTGAATCTATACCAGAAGCTTGGAAAGTATTTAGTACTAAGTTAAATGCTTACTGGTCAGGAGATCTATCTACAATTAAAACAAGATATGTTCAAAAAACTAAAGGTGATGAACAGTGGGCTTTATTTGGTGACTGGATAGAAAACAGTGGCAAGGCAGATGCTGGAGATAAGGCTGCATACTATATGGCTAACATGGCTAGATCATTGAATGACAATAAGTTTCTGACTTATTCAACAAAGATGATGGCTGCCACTGATGATACTTTTGGTTATATTCTTGCAAGATCCAGAGCTAAAGAAAAGGCAATGCGTCTAGCAATGGAGCAATTAAATAAAGGTAATGTAACTGACATAACTCCTGATTTATTAAAGAATGCACAAGATAGATTTTATTCTCAGATAACAGATGCTGACGGTAATATCACAGAAGCTGCAACTATCTTTGCTAAACAGGAAGCTACTTTAACTACTGACTTAACTGGATTTTCTAAAGGATTAAATGATGTATTTGAATCAGCTCCTTGGGCTAAACCATTTTTCTTGTTTGCAAGAACAGGTGTAAACGGTTTATCTCTAACAGCTAAACACACTCCAGGATTTAACTTTTTAGTCAAAGAGTGGAATGATATAGCTTTTGCAGATCCTAATAATTTAAAAGGTCTACAGAAATATGGTATAGAAACAGTAGAAGATTTAGCTAATGCAAAAGCATTACAAGCTGGAAGATTAGCTATTGGTGGTTCTGTTATATCTATGGCTGCACTTCACTTTATGAATGGTGGTCTTACTGGTAATGGACCAGCTGATAGACAAAAAAGACAAGCATGGATTGATGCTGGATATAAACCTAGAACTATAACTATAGGTGGAGTACAAGTTAGCTATGACTCATTTGAGCCATTTAACTTAATGCTTTCAACTATTGCTGACATTGGTGATTACAGCCAATTAATGGGAGAAGAGTGGACAGAAGATAATTTCCAGAAATTAGCATTAGTAGTTGCTCAAGGTATCTCTAGTAAATCCTATATGGCTGGAATACAGCAGTTTGTAGATTTATTTGGAGGTCAAGCTGGTTCATGGGAAAGAATTATTGCTGGATTAGTTAATAACCAAATTCCTCTTTCTTCTCTAAGAAATGAATTAGGTAAAGTATTTAATCCTCATATGAAAGAATTAAACTCTGGAATACAAGATGCTATTAGAAATAGAAACTTGATTACTGAGGGACTAGATCCTGAAGGTGGTTTACCTACTAAATACGACATGCTTAATGGACAACCAATTAAAGATTGGGATTTTCCAACTCGTATGTTTAATGCATTTAGTCCTTTCTATATAAATTTAGATCAAGGTGAAGGTAGGAAACTTTTATTTAATAGTGGTTATGACATGAGAATGTCAACCTACTCATCACCAGATGGAATCGATCTAAGTGATAATCCACGTTTAAGATCTAAGTTTATGAAAGCAATAGGTGATCAAAACTTAGAAGCTAAATTAAATAAATTAGCTACTGATGAAAGAGTTATTGCATCACTTGAAAAGATGCAAGGTGATCTAAGAGCTGGTAGAAGAGAAATAAATCCAAGAACAGCATATGTCCATAATAAAATTATCCATTCATTATTTTTAGATGCCAGAAGAAAAGCTTGGGCAATGGTTTCTAACGATCCCGAAGCTCTACTTTTATATCAAGAAGATAAAAGAATCAATATACAAAACGCAACCTCATTAAACGAAACAAGTAATTACACATATCAAAACAGAGATAGTAATCCATCTGATTTATTACTGCCCTACAGATAACCCACCCGCCAACTAAATAACAATACGTTTGTAATAACAAATGGCGACAACTGAACATTTTTATACAGGCAATGGTTCTACAACAACCTTTGCCTTTACATTTCCATATTTATCGAATGCGGATGTTGAGGTAGAACTTAACAACGTACTAAAAACTGAAAACACAAGTGGTCAAACAGATAATGACTACACCATTTCAAATACAAATATTGTCTTTAATAGTGCTCCAGGAAATGGAGTAGCTATACATATTTATAGAACAACTAACGTAGACTCAGCTCAAGCTCAATATGCAGCTGGTTCATCAATACGTGCAG